CCGGGATGGTCCCGGGCGCTATGCCAGATAATATTAATCTGGAGGTGCCATGAGTAACACAGTTACACAAGTCGCGTCAGTTACAGTCCCAGGTGGGTATACGTATCCACCTGTAGAGATTGTTAACTATATGCGCGACACTGTGCCAGAAGGGAAACAGTCTAATGACTCCGGGAAATTTGTACCCGGGAGTTACAGAGTGAATCCTTACTTGGTGTACTCAGGTAACATATCCGGTAGTGGGCAAAGCATTGATAAACGCTATCCCTACTACGGATCTGTGTACGCTGTGAAACAGAGTGGCCCAGCATTTATAGATATTCTATATGCGGGCCAAGGTGACGTAGCGTATCCTAACACTACCAATTTGCAGCAAAGAGCGCTACAAAAAGCTTATGCTAAGGTTGGTAAAGCGGATCTTGCGCTGGGTGAGGAACTCGGAGAACTCCGGGAAACCATCCAGACCATCCGTGACCCATTAAGGTCTTTAAAGACCTTTTTATTAGCGGATCGCGAACGAAATTGGCGTCTACTCCTCGCTTTTATGAGGAAAGATACCCACGTTCTCGGTAAGCTAACTGGTCGCACGGGTAAAGCTAGTATCAATGCATTTGCTGATACATGGCTTGAACTCAGGTACGGTCTAAGACCGCTTATGAGTTTGGTGCAAGATATTATCGAAGAAGTCACAGAGAAGCAAAAGAAGCTATTTCGACCTGATAAAATCAGGTCCGTACGCGCTGAAGCAGGCGGTACCTTTAATGGTACTGGTACTGTCCGCGAAGCGATCTACGGCTACTTACGCCATCGTGGCGCTGTCTCTGTGCAGGATGAAGTTAAAGCTCGAGCTTCGGTACAATTTACTTGTTCCGTCGAACCATCTACCTTAGATAGGTTCGGGCTCTCGCCGCAGTTTCTTCCTGAAACAGTCTTAGCATTAACTAGACTGTCCTTCGTGGTAAATTGGTTCATCTCAATTGAGGCTTGGATTCAGACTCTTCGAGTCAATCCACATTGCCAGATTCTCGGTAATACGGTTGGTGTAAAATCAACGCGTACTGCTAAGATGAAGTATGCCGAATATAAGTTATACTTCGGCAGCTTTGATTGGGATACCTATTCGAGTGATGAAACATACTCGCGTGAGCATTATCAACGCACATGCGGTGTGGATCTATCTTACTTACCACATTTTACATGGTTATCGACGTTTGATTTAGCGAAAGCGATCGACTCGGTAGCCCTAGCTTGGCAATTTAGGCCAAGAAGGAGATGATAATGACTATTTCAGCGTTATCACTGTTGGAAGACGCTAGTAGCATGTCTGTTACTGGTGGAACAGCTGTCGACTATGATGAAGACAGCGTTGAAGTTCAAAATGGAGTACACGTGGCAGATATGGATAAGGCCTTTACGGTCCGACCGCATCTTACTTTGCGTGCACGAAATCCCCAACTTCAAGCCGACGGAACTTACTCAAAAGGTAAGCGATGGTACACACTTGTCATACCGAAGACGCTCGCGGACGGTACTACCGCCTTCAATCTTATAAGAATTGAAGAGGAAGTCCACCCCGAGACGACTGAGGCTGAGCAACTAAACCTTGAACTTCAAGGCGCTCAACTTCTTTCGGATTCTGACCTGTCTGACTTTCGACTGAACGGATCACTAAAGTGATTTGGTTTCGTCGAAAGGCCATCTTAGCTGTAAGACTTGTCTTGCAGCTTTTACTTATCTATTGGAGAACGCCATGGCTAAGAAGAGGAAAAGGAAAGGTATTAGGTATTCTACTGATACTGCTGCTAAGTGTTTATTTAGTAGCCTCCTTAGAGATTTTCGCACTTCTGAAGGAAATACATTCTGTCAAGGTGCAGAGCATGCCTTACACAGATCAGCTGCCGAGTTCAGGGAATTTGAAATTCCTGGATTAGGTAACATGACTGTAGGCCGCTTCAAGCGCTATAAACAGATTGAAAATTTTCTGAAGAAGTACCGGTTTGAACATGACATCTTTACGGACGACGAGCTTGAACACTCTACTAATGAAGCTTTTATAGAGGATCAAAAACGTCTGCAGAGTCCGCAGCGTCGAACTATGTTGACGCAGCGTGTACTCCAACGTGCCAGAACAATAGCACGCCGTATACTCGGTGAATTATCCGAGGAAGAGATTGTCAAAAATGTTCGTTTCGGGAGGAAGTCCTCCATTGGGTGTCCGTTAGACGTTGCATATCTGGATTTCAAACTTTCAGATACGGATGCCTTCACAGGGACTAGTGACTCGTTCAGATTTTTCAGTGAGATGGTCCTGCCTGGGGACGATGTCCTTAGGCGCATGCTTGTCCGTTTCGGGCAGCATTTAGACTCTGATCACGTAAAGCTGAACTACAACTATCTCAATCTTATCAATGTACCAAAAGCTTGGAAGAGCTATCGTGGCATCACGCCGTTGACGCTTATAGGATTATTGTTATCCTACGGCATCGGACGTGTTATTGCCGCTCGATTAGCTGCAGCAGGGCTCGATATACGTTTCCTTCAGGAGACGCATCGCCGCCTAGTAAGGACTTTTTCTCTGTCATGTGGACATGTTACGGCTGATTTGTCAGCTGCATCAAACTCCATTCTGTCAGATGTCCTGAATGCTGTCTTGCCGCGACCATGGTATAAGTTGCTTAGGAAAACGTTCGTCCGCCAATTAAAAATTGGACCGGATCAGCGTACTATTTCCAACGCTTCTGTTTTACCTATGGGTAACGGTGCTACCTTCCCGGTTGAGACACTTGTCTTCTACTGCCTAATTAAGGCAATAGGTGAACTCACTTCTACGAAGGGAATCTATTCAGTATATGGTGATGATCTTATTTATCCATCATCAATCCATCGCTACGTCTGTCGGATTTTTCCGGACTTGCGTTTGCAACTGAACTTAGATAAGACATTCGTGTCTTACCCCTTCCGTGAGTCTTGTGGTGCAGATTACTACAAGGGACAAGATGTGCGGTCTTATTACTTGAAAGGCGAGGCGGAAGAACTAACTCCGTCTAAATATCAAGCCTTCCTGTATAAGACTTACAACGGTTTAGCAGCGCGTTGGGCTCCTGAAGAAATACCTCAGACGCTCCGATGGCTGCTTGCGGAACTCACTATTGTGTCGCGCACGATTCTTCGTGTGCCACCTTCGTACCCAGATTACTCGGGCATTCGGGTTAACACTCATAGCGAGATACCGTTGGGTTTGCAACACCTGCCTTATGAACCGACACACCAGTTTTTCGAAGCTGGAACGCGGAAGTTCAGGTTTAAATATCTGAACGTTACACCGCAGCGTCGGTACGTCCTTGATGTCGAGCCGTATTATTGGCTTGCACTTCAAGGCCTCGATGACGAGCCGCAGCCCTACAATATGTTTCATGAGGGCATGCGTTCGAGCCTCTCTTGGCAGAAGTTAACCAAAAAGAGGACTTATTTTCGAGGAAAGCGTAGGTGCGTTGTCAAACGCACTTCCTTTCGCGCTACTGTGGCATCTAGAACTAGGCCACTAGTCTCGGTAGCGCTGGTAAGATCAGATCCATATTTTATTTCTGATTGGATCTAAG